TGAACGGCATTGGGCAGACTATGAATGCTCTTGAAAGTATTGATTTAACCAAGCCATTCTCCGCCATAACTGGAAGTGTTGGAATCTTAACCGGAATTGGGAATACAATAGCTGGATTGTTGGGATTCGGTGGCGCTGACTACTCCGGCTATGAAAAGATGAAAGCCCAATACGAGAATCTCATATCCATTTGGGATAAACTTATAACCAAGAAGATGGACTATATCGACATCGACTATGGTACGGAAGCGATAAAAGCAGCGGAAGAAGCTGAACAGCTTGTAAATATCAATATAAGCAGACAAAGACAACTAATCAAACGGCTCGCGTCCAGTGGGGCGAGTATCGGCTCTCACTCATTGGGATACCGTATAAATGAAAGATTGTCCAAAGAAGACTATCAGCGAATTTCGGGTTTAGTCGGGGAAAAGATTACAGCGGAATATCAGTTGTGGGATTTATCTTCCGAACAGATAGAAAAGATACTTTCTGATGAAAAACTGGTATCTGTACTTGATACCGTCAACAAGGATTTTGTTACTTATTTGCAGAATATTGTAGATTATGGGGAACAACTTACTGAGATTGCGCAAAAAGAGAAAGAGGCTATTACAGGAATAGGCTTCGATGAGTTTAAAAGTGGTTATGTAGATTTACTTTCTGATTTGGATAGTACCAACGAGGATTTTGCCGATAATTTCGAGCAATATCTGCAAAAAGCCATATTTCAGTCTCTTCTTGCAAATAAATATAAAGAGCAAATTCAAAGACTGTATGATTCATGGGCTGAGTATGGAAAAGATGGACTTACTTCTGATGAAGCACAGGCACTTCGTAATATGCAGCAGAATCTTACAAATAGCCTGCTTGCTGAACGTGATAAGCTGATGCAAGATTTTGGTTGGCAATCAGATTCCGTCCGTGAAGCTTCACAAAAGGGCATCGCCACAGCCTCGCAAGATTCAGTAGACGAAAACAACGGTCGGCTGGCTGTCATGCAGGGACATACATACTCCATTAATGAAAATGTTTCCCGTATGGCAACAGGGATTGACGGACTTTTGAATTATTCTGTTGCTAATTTATCAGCAACTACAGATATAGACAAAACGGCTAAGGCTATCGAAAGTCAAAGCAAAGATATTCTTAACCATTTGGCTAACATTGATAACTATACATCCAATCTTGTAGAAATTAGAGAATACATGTACGCAATGAAAAGTGGTATTGATACATTAAACACTAAAGGAATAACACTTAAGCGATGAAAAACCAATTATATATAGATGGCAAAGATGTACATACTGAGTACGGCGCGTCTACATTACAAGGCAACTACGCTGAACTGGTATCGTTCCCGCCTTTAAAAACGCCAGATAGTAACGATTGGCCGGAAGAGGACGGAAAAGAGTTTGACCTTTCGGAAATATATCTTGATACGAAAGATGTTATCCTTGAGTTTGGCTTCTTCAGGGAATGGCAATTTTCAAATTTTGTCTCCATGCTATCAGATATGGGGTATCATGATTTTTATTTCCCACATTTAAAGCGTACGTTTAAATTAAGGCTTTCTTCTCAGAATAGCTTTGAAATGTATAATAGCACCGAACGCTCCAAGTTCACTTTTGCCAATGATTTCCCGCGCCCGGATGGTTATGTCTATCAGGAACCGATAAATAGCATCCTGCTGCCGAAAGGTTACGAGTTGGATGGTGTGGACTTATCCGCTTATGGTGTGCTCATTCTCAAAGGCAGTAATGCGGAGATACTCAAAACTCCGGCCGTGAAGAAGAACCTCTTGCGGAACTTCAAGTACCGGGACGGTGCTGTCTATGATGGTGAATACGTGAAGTTCCAGACGAAAGATGTGAACCTTAAATGTTTAATGCGTGCACCGGACTTCGATACGTTTTGGCGGAACCGTGACGCCCTTTTACATGACCTCACCAGGCTATCCACCAGGACCGATGCCGAAGGATATGAGTATAAAGACGCGGAGCGCATGTTTTATGTTGACGAATGGAATGAAAGCTATCCATGTTATTACAAAAACTGTAAAACAGATAGTTTTAACCCTCTTGAAGGTATCTGGTGGGCGTTTACCTTAACCCTTGTGTTCACCAGCTTCCGACTGGGAGATACAGAATACCTGCTTGCTTCGGAAGATGGCAAGTTTATAATTACGGAAGATGAAGAATATTTTATTGATTTAGGAGATTAGAATATGATTACTTTACATAACGGCAATGAAACAATCGAGCTTCTGACGGATGATAACAGTTATTCCTATGAAGCTGTAATGGGCGAAGATGCACTTACACTGTATTTCTCTCATCCGGGCTACCTGTCTATCCCCGTGGGTTCATGGTGCGAGTTCTATGGCAAGCGTTATTCCTTGAAGAAAGACACCAATTTCAAGAAGAACGGAGAAAGGAACTATGATTATACGCTTATCCTTGAAACCTCGAAAGCCGATACGGAACTTTGGAAGATACGCAATACGGTAGACAACCGTATCAAGTTCCCTTATACCGCCAAGCCGAAAGAACACCTCAAACTGATTGTCGACAATCTGAACAGACGTTCTTCGGGGTGGGTAATAGGTAAATGTATTGATGGTACCGAGAAGCTGATAAACTACAACCATACCGTTTGTCTGGACGCTTTGAGCCAACTGGCAGAAACTTATGAAACCGAATATCAGATTACGGAAACCGTAATAGAGGGTGTACATACAAAGACTGTACATTTGAAAAAAGTCGAGTACAACAAGGACAATTCCCTGACTTTATCCTATGGCAAGGGGCACGGTTTCAAGACGGGTGTCGGCCGGGAAAGCGGCGACATACCGCCCGAAATCATCCTTGTGGAAACGACTGATAGAAACATAGATTATTCCAAATACGGCGCAAAGGAATTGCTGATGCCCAAATCGCAGACTATCCGTTATGACGGTACACGCTTTGAGGGTGAAGAGGGTTTCAATGCTTCCGCTTCCCGCACATACAAGACAGACGAATACGGTACGAGCGTTATGCGTGCCGATCGTGAGCTGACCACGAGCAAAGAAGACAGTTTGGACTGTACGGAGATTTACCCGTCACGTGTAGGAGAAGTCAGCAAAGTGACTACGATAAATACGGAAAAGCACTTCTATGACTTTTACGATACCGGTATCCCGAATAACCTCAATTTTGAGGATTGCCTTATTGAGGGTGAGAAAATGACCGTTATCTTCCAATCCGGTATGCTTTCCGGCAAGGAGTTCGAGGTTAAATACACTCATGTAGGACGTAAATTCGAGATAGTCCCGCAGGAGATAGATGGTATCACTATGCCGGACGGTGGTGTATGGATGCCGGAAGTTGGTGATAAATACGCTGTGTTCGGCATTCAGTTGCCCGAAGCCTATATAAGTGACAATGCCACAAGAACAGGTGCATCATGGGATGTGTTCCGGGAAGCTGTTAAGTATCTCTACGAACATGAAAACAAGATGTTCACTTTTACTGGTACATTGGATGGCATTTGGGCAAAGAAACGCTGGCTGACTGTTGGCGGTAAAATCGTATTGGGCGGTTTCGTGAACTTTACGGACAATCAGTTCCATCCCGAAGGGTCACTCATTCGTATAGTCGGTATCAAACGGTATGTGAACAACCCGTACAGTCCCGAAATAGAACTGTCCAACACTCCGGTAGGTACATCCGTTGCCAGCGAGCTTAATAAGATAGAAACGAACGAAGTACAAGTTGAAGAGAATCATAAACAAGCCCTTCAATTCACCAAACGTTACTATCGTGACGCAAAAGAGACAATGGAAATGCTTGCCGACAGTTTACTTAGCTTCTCCGGCGCAATCAACCCGATAACGGTTGCTACCATGCAGATGCTTGTGGGTGACGAGAGTTTACAATACAGATTTGTCAACTCCAAGACAAATCCGGTGGTAGTTAACCATGATATTAGCTACAATTCGAGTACAAAGGTCTTGAACGCTCCGGCAGGTATTATCCAACACATGACACTTGGTATCACTTCTTTATCCAATACTCATGCGGCAAGCGACTATAAGTATTGGGATATGGCAGAATACAATTCACCCTCACTCACCAATCCGGAAAAGAAATTCTACCTATATGCCAAGTGTAGCAAGGATAACCAGTCGGGGATGTTCCTCTTAAGCGAAACAGCTATTGCGTTGGAACAGATAGACGGTTATTATCATCTGCTTGTCGGTATCCTGAACAGTGAGAATAACGGGAAGAGAAGTTTTGCCACGTTATACGGATTCACAGAGATACTACCGGGGCGGATAACTACGGATAAAATAGTTTCTTCTGATGGTAAGACTTATTTTGATTTATTGAAAGGTGAGATAGCCGGATATATCAGATTCTTGGACGGACTGATAGGTACTGTAGGTATCGGCAATGAGACAACCATCAATGCCGGTATGAGTGGAGAAGGAAATGCCGATACAGATGTGCGTATTTGGGCTGGAGCTGATAAAGATGGACGTTGGGATGCTCCTTACAGGGTTCTGCATAATGGTAAATTGATAGGTACAGATGTTGATTTAAAGGGGAAAATAGATGCAGACAGCGGTAATATTGGAGACTTTAATATAAGCGATGGTGCAATTTCTATTTCTCGTCCTAATAGCGGTAATGGTGTATTAAGTATGAATTTAGACGTCAATGGAATTGCTTTACATAACACAAGCCCTTCCATAAATGTAAAAATGGGTTTGCAGCAAGTACAGATTACGGACGAGGTCTTTTATACTCCTGTTTTTATGGAAGGGCGAGAAAACTTCTGTGGTATATACATAAGAGAATCATTTACCGATAGTAATGCTATCGGGGTATATTCCAAATATGCCTCTATTGTGTTAGATAATTCTCCTTTGGTTATGCAAGGCTCCTGCCCGTTAATCATGTATGGGAAAGCAGTCCCTGCCGGTGGAATGTATAATAACGTATGGTGTACCAATCAAGGTGGTGGTACTTATGAATATTATCTACCTTCTTCCAGTGATAACAGGTTCGGACAGATGGGCAGCACTATATTTGTTCAAAACATGAATGGAAATGCATGGATTAATACCAGAAACGGAGAAACCCTAAGAACCTTAAACGGTGGCAGCACTACTCGTTGGGCATTTAAAAACCAATATCGTTTAGCAATATTCCATAAGTTGGATTATTCAACATGGACTGTAAACATAACAGAATGATTAGTTAGTGATTTAAATTAAAGATAAAAGTATAGAGGAAAAAAAGCAAATAACAAACCTTTTGCAGATTGTTTGTTATCCATGAAGCAAAAACAGGTAAATCTATTTCTTCTGGACTAATTTTGTGAAAAACAGAGAAATGGGTATGTTGAATAGAAAATTATCAATGTGTTTGCATAAACCGTGTGAAGATGTACGGCATTTTGATAATGGACTTAAAAATATATACAAGCCTTTGAGCTGACGCACCCATATATGTTGTGCTCAAGGTTTTTTTATTGAATATAACTATGCCAAGTAAGAAGATAAAAATATCAGAACTTCCTCTTGTCGAGAGTTTGAAAGGGTTATATACCATTGGTTACAAAATCATAGATGGTATCAAGACCAGTGTAAAGGTTAGCTTGGAAGATATTCAGACCGCTTATCAGGATGTCGTCAATGCAATTAAAAAATCAGAGGAAGCGGCCAAGAACGCAAACAACGCCGCCTCAAATGCTGAAGAAAAAGCAGAAGCCGCTAATACAGCCGCACAAGATGCCGAAAAGGTTGCCAACAATCCGACCTATATAGGAACAGACCATTATGTCTATGTGTATAACAAAGAAACAGATAGCTTCGACAAGACGGGTATTTATTGCAAGGGCGAGCCGGGAAGCTCTTTCCGTATTGCCGGAGAATACGCCACCCTTGAAGCCTTGAAATCCGCCGTTCCCGACGGTTCGGCAGTTGACGGGTTCATGGCCGTAGGTACTGAAGCTCCTTACGATTACTACGCATGGGTAAACGGCAACTGGGTTAATCAGGGGAAGATAGCGGGCGGCGGTTCGGGGAATGTGGTAATCGTTCCTATAATGGGTTTGACAACTCAATCAACGTCTGATGAGATATTTAATGCGTTTGGTGGAAAGCAGAATTTAATAGATATAATAAAAAAAGTAAAAGATGAAGATTGCGTTGTCATAGCGAAAACCGATGATGACCCTAATGCCGTGGTGCAACAAACATTCTCGGTAGTAAATGCGACTTATGTTAATGACAATAACCTGATACTTGGCTTGATTTCTTGGAGTGTAAATGTCACTTCGCAAATGATAATCCAAGTGATTGATGGTGTTGCATCCTATAATGAAATATCTACACCACTCATGACCGAAGCCCCCTCTAACAGTAACGCCTATGGTCGTAAAAATAAAGGTTGGGTAGAAGTTCCCGAAAAGTCAGATGTGCTCACTAAAGACAATGAAACGGAATATACGCCTACGAAGCCTTATCATCCGGCGACGAAGAAGTATGTGGATAATATCAAATTTGGTCATACAATATTCTTGTCAAATGTTAGTAATATATTAAACAATACAGATATTCAAGGAGTTGATGCGGAGCAGTTAGTGAATGATGTGTTTGGTAGTTTAGACAATTTTAGGGAAATAGTCAAGGATATACTTAATACTCACTCCAGATATTATTTCCACTTAGATGAACCAAATACTAACTGTATAGAATTGGGAAGCGTCAATGCATGGAAGGCATCTAATGAAACATCTTTTGAGCTTCATTTTATAATATGTTATTTCACTAATAGCACGCCATATACAAAAAGAATAAGTGTAATAATAAATAATGAAACAGATGCTTCTAAATTTATTATTAAAGACCTTGTCCTTTCCGACAACCTCACCACCATAACCAAGAAAACCGCCGCCGAATACGAGGCTCTTGGCTCTAAGGATGCCAATACAGCATATTGTGTAACCGATTAAAGGATAATGATTATGTTAAAAATAGGAGAATTGACCTCAGGGCTATTTGCTGGAGATAAGCTGATTGCGGGCAAAGAATTTGATATTAAACAACTTGTTGATAACATTACTATTGCTAATGATTTTATAGATATTTCTGATGGTCCGAATGCAGGAAGAATTTTAATTGTCAATCTTAGTGATAGTTCCGAGACAGTATTGTATCGTGATGATATACAAACTAAAATACCTGCACAACATATTGAATGGTATTCTTATGATAATGTAAACAATCAAAGTATTGCTTACTATAACGAAGGTAATGCAGATTTAAGATGTTTGCTTCAATATATGGAAAGTAAACGAAACCTTGTTACTTCTTATGTTGATAATATATGTAGTAATGGCGATAGTATGTTTGATATTTATGATGCCACAGTTCCAATAACTTATAATATAGTTTGCATTGTAATGAATGCGTAAAACAACAATATTAATAAAATAACAAAGTGTTGACTTTTTTGATTATGAGAGTAAAAGTATTTTATGAAAACTGGTTTGCGAAACTCATCCTCTTTGGCGGCTACACAACAATCATGCTCTTCGGCTTCATCCTTACGAAGCTGAAAGAGTTGTCCGAAACAACCATACGCCATGAACGGACACATCAGAAACAGTTCTTCGAGTGTATGGAGATAGCGGCTATCCCATCCGTATTATTGTCACTCTATGTCAGTGCATGGTGGTTGTTACTTATCCCGCTATTCTACTACATTTTGTATGGCGTGGAGTGGTTCATCAGTCTTGTGTACCACTTGTTCACGGATGAACGGATAGGTGACGGCAAAGTGAACGCCAACGCTTACCGTGCGAGCGCATTTGAGATGGAAGCCAAACTGAACCAGGGCAATCCGAACTATCTGAAAGAACGGAAGTGGGGAGCGTGGTTTCACTATTACGGCAAAATATAAAAATCCCGTCCTACTCTCACGAGCAAAACGGGGATAGCGGTAATTACATACCGCTGTGAACGGCACAAAGATAAGGATAATTGTAAAAGTAACGATAAGATGAATACAGATGTTGTAAACGCAGCCCTTCAAACAGGAAAGGGTATTAGTGATTTCGGAATGATGGCTATAACCGCAGGCTTTTTCCTTGTATTGTCAGCACTTCTTATGGTGGTCTGCTTCCGTTGGTTTATGAAAGTAATTAACGACGTAATGACTTCGCATAAAGATATGCTTGAAGACCTGAACAAACAAATGGTGGAGAACAACCATGTCATGAAAAGAATTGCAGAGGGGCTTATGCCGGAAACGCAATTGCGCATCAAGACAATATCAAATGTATTCTTCGACCTCTCTGTAGAAAAAGTGTGCCGTATTATTAAGAAAGTTCGTACAGAAAACCATATCGCTGATAAAGTGGCTACCGCAAAGAAGATACGCGGATTACTAACAAATCTTCACGAGGATAGAAATAGTAAATTCGACTGCTTTACGTATCATGGAAATAAGCTATCGGAGTACACGGAAAGAAAGTGGATTGAGCAGGTTGCTAAAGTTATAGAGGCTGAAATATACAATGAAGCCGGGGAAAACAACGGAAGAGCTTATACGAATGTTGAATCGGCTTATGCAAATATAAGATTGGAATTTTATCATAATTTGAATGAGAGAAAGGAGTAACAAAATGAAAAAGAAATTGATTATCGCAGCGATTGTTATCGCTATCATCGTGGGAGTTATGCTTTACATGCACTACACTCCGTTTTGGGTAAACTTGACTACTGTTGTGTCATTCGGTGTCGGCGCTGTTGTCGGTTGGGTGGCTCACATGGTGTATAACAAATACTTTAGAAAGGAGAAATAGCATGAGATACTTTACAATTGCAGAACTGATTAAAAGCGAAACGGCTGATAAGAAAGCTATAGATAACAGACTGCCGAAAGAACTGCTCCCCAATGCACAAGCGTTGGTTGACAATGTTCTCGACCCGTTAAGAGAGGCTTACGGCAAGCCTATCACAGTAACAAGCGGATACCGTTGTCCTGCTTTGAATAAGGCGGTAGGCGGCTCTAAAACAAGCGACCACATGAATGGATGTGCTGCTGATATTGTCGGTACTCCGAATACCCCGAAAGAGAACAAAAGGCTGTTCAATCTTATACAAGAATTGAAGCTTCCCTTCGACCAGGTCATTGATGAGAAAAACTTCTCATGGGTACACGTCAGCCACCGAAGAGAAGAAGGCAACAGAAACCAAGTATTGAAACTCTAAAAAGTAAACATCATGGCAGCAGAAGTTTTATCATTTGAAAAGAACGAAAGCGAGAATGCGTATTACGCAACATTTATCAGCGACGGCAATCCCGTTACCATACAGATAAAGAATAAGGGCGGCTTAGTTACCGCATTTGCGGGAATCGATGATTTGGAGCCTGTTCCTCTTTACCCCAATGCATCCCAGAATAGCGGTGCTCCTAATGTAATTTTTCGCATCGTAGGGATAGCAAATGGTATAAACATTACAATCAGAAGTGCTACCGAAGTATTAGAAGCTAAGATGATTAAAGAGGAATAGCCTATGAACCCAATCACTATCCCCAACATCACTATCCCCGTAATCGGCTTGCCTACTATCGGCATCCCGTCTGTCGGTTTCCCCTCTGCTTCGGGCGGTGACCTTGTATGGCCGAAAGGTTTAAAAGAATCTATCAAGGCTATCTATGACCCTGCGAAGCAAGGTATGACTAACTATGATGTGATTGAGGCCTATGTGGAAGATTTTACTTATTGGACGCTTGATAATACAGGTATTACTTCTACCCCAAAGAAAATAGTTATTCCCGCTGGTACAGAGTTAAAATATGTCATAGCTTTTAGAGGTTTTAATAGTTTTACTGCTGGATTCGATATTAAATATACAGGTAATGCTGTTATAACATATAGATACAACAAAGAAGACGGTACAGTAGGTACTATTGCTATTGATAAAAGTGGTATCTATCATTTACCTGCCAGCGTTAGAGCTCAAAAGAATTTTGGCTTTTATTGTAATCCTCAAACAGTAACAGAAGAAGCTACTATTGAGCAACTCCCTACATCAATCCTAAAAGACCTTAGCGGCAACGGTAACCACGCCTATCTGTACGGCGGTAAGGGGAAGCTGAATAGCGGAATGGGAGTGTATAAATTTGACTTTCTTTCTGACTTACTTATTAATTCAGCATATTTACCATATACAGAAAGACAAGATGATAAAATTTGTTCATTAGCAGGACATCCAGCAGATTGGTTATTTCAGTTCACCAGCCTTAGTGATATTCCAGCTTTTAAAGTAGAAGTAAAAGGAATAGTTAATGATAATTTTACTTATCGTTGGTATGATGAAAATGGGAATAGAGGTGTAGATATTGCTATAAATGAAGACGGCATCTATGAATTGCCAATGAGTTATAGTGTAGAAGCTAATACTGGAGTTGGTATTGTCTGTAATGACCTTTGTCAAGATAATGTTTGCTTTACTCAACTTCCTGACTACCCCAACCAGCTCTGCTACGACGGAACTATGTACGCCGTCTGCTACGGTTTCCCTATATTAACGGATTACACGGTAATGGCGGATAGGACGTGGTTTATAGAACAATTATCTAACTGGACTGGCGTACTATCTTCTAATGCTTATAGCGGATATACAGAGGAAAGAGGATTTATATTTGAATACAACGCTGAAACCGACAAAGTTCAAAATAATAGCTTTGGTGCAAATAACTTAAACACCAGACATCAAGATGGAATATCCTACATGACTAAAACGTCATATAATGGAAATTCGATTAACAGTGGAGATTTAAAAGGTGTTGATTTTCTTACGATAGGCGCCTTTGTCGATAAAGATACTTTGAAGGGGTCTTATAATTGGAAAGGCTGCCATGGCAAAATCATCATCGCCGACCGTAGCTTTACCGAAGATGAAATTACTTGGTTAAAGGATAATTGGAAAAAAATATGAGAAAGTTACCATGGGCATTAGTTGTATTGCTGGTAATCGCTTGTGTGGCGGCTTGGTTCCGTCCGCACGAGCCTTTGCCGGCGGAAATCCGTACCGAGACGAAGATACAGACAGTTGTCAAACTTGATACGGTTCTCATTTCTGCACCGATAGCTGTCTTTTGGCAGATATTGCCGAATGATACTATACGGATAGGTGATACCTTGCTTCATCGCAAACGGGTTGTGTATGAAGATAGTCTGTATCGTGCGGTGGTGAGCGGATATGTAGACCCTCGGATGGATAGTATGACTGTATATCCGAGGACGGTCTATCAGACTGTGACGAACGACATCTATCATCCGGTCGCTATCAAACCAAAGAAGAAGCGTTGGGGGCTTGGATTGCAGGCTGGGTATGGTTATCCGGGTGGTTGGTATGGCGGGGTTGGGGTGAGCTATAATATATTCGTATGGTAAGAAAGAAATTAACGATGTAGAAGTCGGCTTAAGCTGGCGCTCTTTCGGGGCTTAGAGTAAAAAGAAAGCCCCCAACGTTTCACGTTAATATTGCCACATAAAAACATGATAAGCATAAGACAATGCACGTTGGAGGCTTTAATATCTTCAACGCATTGTCTTATGCTTTGTTCATTGAATTTCATGTTCTATGTGGCAGGGCAAAGATAAATATAAAATTTAGAAAAACTATGTGTAAGTCAGAAATCTTTGCCGAAACAATCAATCTCGTCTCGCAGGAGACGGAAATTCCAGTCAATCGAATACTATCCTCAGATAAGGATACGGAGACCGTAGACGCCCGCTATCTGCTTGTCCGGCTGTTGGTTGAAAGGGGCATGTATCCGTCTCAAATAGCCTTACAAATCCACAAGACCAAACGTGCGATAAACTACATGATTTCCAATTTCCAGGAGCGCATGGAAGGTGGGAAAATGTTGAGAATATATTGGGAAAATATAAAGAAATCGTTGGGAAACAATTGATTTCATGTCAGATTGCGTATTTATACTTTTGTGATGCGGTTGATATTGACCGGAACTAATTGTATATATTATGAGCGAAACAAAGACTTATGTGTTTCCTGAGAGCGGAAACAATGGAGGCGGTGGAATGATGGCAATGCTTGCTCCGCTTCTTCAACAGAAGGGCATCGACCCTAATTTGCTTGTAGCCATGAACGGACGCAATAACAGCGGTTTTGGCGGTGAGGGAAGCTGGTTCATTTGGGTAATTTTCCTGTTTTTCCTCATGGGTTGGGGTAACAACGGATGGGGAAATGGCGGCTTTGGCGGTGGCAATGGAGCAGCAGGAATCCCCAATCTGATTAACAACGATGCAGGAAGAGAATTACTTATGAGTGCCATTCAAGGAAACGGTCAGGCCATCAGTAATCTGGCTACAAATCTGAACTGTTCAATCGGCCAGGTTCAGCAGGCTATCAACGGTGTAATGTCACAGATTCAACAGGTAGGAAATCAAGTAGGGCAGAGCTCGATGCAGATTATTAATGCTATCCAATCCGGCAACTGTCAGATTGCACAACAGATCGCATCATGCTGCTGTGACGTGAAAAACCTTGTGACTACCCAAGGTTATGAAGGTCAATTGCGAACTATTCAGCAAACGAACGACATTACCGAGAATGCAACAAGAAATGCAAATGTGATTTCCGCCAAGATTGACGCGCAAACTCAAATGATCAATGACAAGTTCTGCCAGCTTGAAATGCGTGAAATGCAAAACAAGCTTGACGCAGAGCGTGCACGTAATTCCGCTCTTGCAGGACAATTGTCTCAGGAGCATCAGACCGCTCAATTCGGCCAGATGATTGCTTCCGCCGTTGCTCCGGCAAATGCCGCCCTTACGGATTTGTCCGCAAGATTGGCGAAGATTGAATGCAAGCAGCCGGAAACCGTGACTGTACCTTACAGCCCTATTGCGGCGGTTCCTAACTGTGTAGCGTACCAATACGGCTTGTATGGCGGTTTCAATCCTTATGCTGCCGGTAATGGTTTCTGGGGTTAATTGAGAAGGGAGGCTATTATGGCAGTATATCCTTTTCAATTCGTTAACCGCAGGGGTTCTGCGGCTATATCAACCTCGGGTGTGACGGTTAATACTGCTAATGTGGTGTTTTCCTTTCCCAACCATGCCTTTGTGAATGCATGGTACAGAGGTACGATATACGTTGACATTGCCCAAGTGATACCTACCGGAACAACCGGCACGCTCCCTGTCCTGTTTGAGAGTAATGGAGCTACGCAGGCGGTCACCAAGTATAACGGTGAAGCGTTGACAGCGGCAGACATTCCCGGTACCGGTGTGTATGAGTTCTGGTTTGACCGTGCGACCAACACGTTGCAGATTATGACCGGAGTGGTTTAAAAAAACAACGGACGGGGCAAATCCCGTCCCTTTAAAGAGTTAATTAATTATGCCTTTTCAGAATCTACGAGTAAACAGCGAGTTCTTTGTCCTTCATAAGGACGGTACTCCATATATTGAAGTTGGGTCAGTTTCAGGTGTTTCCAATCCTGTGCCGGAGTTTATGCAACAACCTCTTCCCTATGGGCAACCTCCGAGAATGGTGGTAGACATAACAATCAAGGTCGGGGAGCAGACTGTCACTTTCCAGAAGATACCGGCAATGTCAGACATTGCTGATGCAAACTTTCCCGGAGGTGGGAATATGGTAATATCCGGTTCAAGGGAATCCATGAATGCGGAAGTTGCTGCTATGAGAAACCGTTCATCGGAAATATTGGGCAGCGTTGATCATCACCGTTCAGTCTTGGAATCTTGTGACAAGATGCTCCAGACCCTTAATCCGGAGTTTGCCGAGCGTCAACGGCAGGATGCGGAGAATAAAGCCCTTAGGCAGGAATTGAGTGAACTGAAGGCAATGATGGCTGATTTCTTCAAGTCTTCTGAAAAGGCATCTGGTAGTAACAATTCTAAAAAACAATAGTATGATGATGATTGAAATTTCCGAAAGCAAGGTCGAGAAGATGTCCGACTATGCGGAAAAGATGCTTCGCTACGGTGGCAAGCTCATGCAGTGCATAGAGGAGCTTTCCGAAGGCGAGGGTATTGGCGAACGCCGGGATGATGACCGTTATTATGATGACGACCGTTATTATGACGAGGAAAGCATGGGTGAACGCGGTGGCTATGGCCGTGGAGGCAGCGGCATGGGACAAAGACGTGGAGTTCGTGGAACCGGACGTTATTCACGTTATCGTTAAGTGTAACCTTGGGGAGTGGCATTTGCAACTCCCCTATAATATTGATATGTCATGAGATACAGAGAACCGTTGGATATAAGAGACAGAAGACCACCAGAGCTGGAAGACTTTTTAGCTCATTTCGGGTGGAATTTCAATAAAAAACTATGCGACTTTGCTGTTTCTTTGATGAAGAAAACCAATCCTGCAACCGGAAAGAAAGAGCGTATAGAACCTATACCGAAAGAAAAGGTGGACGAGTTGCTTCTGAAATATGGAGTGAAGCTGGAGAATAACGTATTATACAATTACGTGTATTGGGCGAATCAAGGGAAAGCGGATTTGCTAAAATCATCCGTGCCTGATGAGCAGCATCTTGCTCTATATATTAAAGATATGGTTGACGACCCCGATGCTCCCGACGGAATGGCGATGAGTATGTGGTATGCCAAGATGATTAGAGCCGGTGAGCCTATAGAATGGGATGAAATGCTATAACCTATGATACGGCAACGGTTTATCATTGAGAGATATAATTGGAATGTATATGTTTATTATGCCGTTGATTCATACTATCTTGACGAGATAATCGACAATATGTATTCCATCGGATGTGACGGGGAAATGCTTCGTACAGCCTATGACAATATGAGTTCCGGCAAGTTGAATACAGGTGTGACATATTCCAATTTTCGGGATAGGAAAACGGTGATGGTTATAGCCATAACTTCTTCTGCAAAGGAGTTTGAGAAGTCCTGGCGTCATGAGTGCGGCCATCTGGCTACCCATATCTGTCAGGCGCTTGACATAACTCCGTATGGAGAGGAAATCCAGTATATCGGTGATGATATAGTGGAAAATATGTGGGAGTATGCTCATCCGTTGCTGTGTGAGTGCGACTGCTGTAAGCATAAGGTAGAGGATATGCTGTAGCATCTTCCTCGTAATCGTTCTTTGACTTGTTGGAATTATCGCTTATTTTAAATTTTCGTTTATTTCAATAATTGAGCGGCGTGTTATTTTAATTATCCGGGAAAAATTAAAATAGCACTAAAAGCACTAAAAAAAGTGCGTAAAATGATGTGTTTTCAACAAAAAGCATCATATTTGCATCGTGAAAACGTTTTAATGAAGGTTATGATTGTTTTTAGGATGATGTTTAATTTTAATTTTAAAGGGTATGGAAGATAAAATAAATGACATCATCATTGAGCATTTGGGCTTGTCTGTATTTATTTTTTGCGTTTTAATTGTAGGGATTGTTTCCGTTTCCATATGGTGCTATAAAATGTATACGAAAGTCAAGAGAATAGATGAATTCCCATGCACTAAGCACCAGGAGAAAATGAACGAGCACGATAATGCAGTAGGACGTATTGAAACAGCTATCACTTATTTGACAAAGGAAATAGATACAGCAATGAGAACGTTCCAACAACATAATATCAAAACGGATGGCTTCACTCAAACAAGAAGTCCCTTATCTATAACGGAGCAAGGTTGGGACATGGTGAGGCGGCTGGGATTGGAAAAGATGTTCAATAATAACTGGGAACGCATCAATGATTTGATAAGTAAAGGGGTTGAATCACAGAATGCATATGACATAGACCGGTTCTGTGTAGAGCAAGCAGTAGTATTCCCGGATAAGTTCCTTTCCGAAAATGAAATATCAATCCTGAAAGAAGATGCTTATAAAAGCGGACTTCTATTAACATCGTACATGAAAGTATTGGCGGTATTGTCGAGGGATAGATATTTGAAAGAGCACAACATAGCTATGAGCCAAAATCAATAAAGCGGAGAGCATAAACAATATTATATCTTTTGCATACGTTTACCCTTCAATGATTGCGGGTATACCCAACCAAAAGATTTTTATTCTCAATTGAGATTTCAAGGCGGTAATTCCAACATGGTTTCACCGCCTTTTTTTGTGTCCGGGCGGCATCCAAGTTCGGACACAGCTTTATTACGTACCGAATGGAAGTTAAGAAAATATTCCAAGCCATCTTATCAGGCAAATCACGGGAAGAAGTATATAGCATGCTTTCTCCCGAACAAAAGGAGACGCTGAATAGTCTCGCCGCAACAAACGGCATAAATCGTAAACAACGTAGAAAACTTGAACGTGATGCGAAAAAGGGATTACATAGACGAACTGCTTGAATTGGCGGACAATGTCCTTTACATGGACTATTGCCGCCTTTTCCGGGTTATCCAATGGAACGTTTAGAACGCCTTGAACGATTCATCCATTGGGTAATACCGCTTGCTGTTTTGGCGAGGGTCGTATCGGTGTGTCTGTAAGTTGTCCGAATTACCTGCATTTCACCTTCGTAAGCCCGTATTTAGCCAATTTCAAATATACCGTCCTTACACTCACATCCAGCATTTCAGCCATTTTCCGGGGTGGTATGTTTTCTTCCTTGTACAACTTGGTAATGTTCTCTTCCGAAAGCGGATCTACAAACGTTTTCTTAGGCTCTGCTATCCCCATCCGTTTACGTGCTTTTGCAGCATATGTTTCGTTTTGCTTGTCTTTTGTGACATAGATAACGGTAGTCTTGTTAAGGCGTAGAGGAAACAGCCTTCTTTCCACTTCCTTGTGTTGTTCGGCAAGGATTTCTGCATCGCCGTTGACGGTTGTGTCAATCTTCTTGTATTTGTCCGGGATGCGGGAATGTCTGTCTCTGATTATTCTGTCTGCTTTTCTCATGGTCTTTTACATTTTTTAGAATGTTCGTCAAGTAAAAGTTTGGAAAGCTTGTATGCCACAACAATTATGCCGACCATCATTGCGATTGCTAATACAATTCTAACCGACAAGAAATGAACAATAGCCCAATGTATGGAAATAAGCATAGGCAGGAACAGTGCTGCTATAACGCTCGCTATGATTTTGTTTTTCATGTTCAATATATTATACTAAATTATGATACCATTTATCTGCATAACTGAACCATCCAACAATGAATGATTTGCCGAGGGGGCTTTGTATAGTTTACTCATGTGTCTCTTTGTTCTTCAATTTACCCAAAAACTCACTATCGCCTGAATAGTCCGCGCCGATAGCCTTTTTGCTTTCAACAATCTGTTCCAAAAGGGTTATAGCTTCCTTTTTCACTTCTTCCACTTCATTATAACCGCAGGTTTTATCAACTAACTGCTCCATAACTGATTTAGGTTTAGAAAGAGTTTCACTTAACTTTCCCAACCGCCAGTAGCAGTAATCAATTGTGGCGATGTGTTCTAATTTGCTCATAATTCTATATGCAAATGATAAGTATTAATAATGGCAAATAAATAAATGGCTGTAGTGATAATACTATCTAATAGTACAGCCCAGCTACCGAGACGTTGAAATCTTGACAGAGATAAAACTATCACCATTAAGAACAAAATCCATTGGCTTGTCATTAATCCGCTAATCAACGTAACCCATGTCAAAATATCCAAAGCAATCATAACTAAGAGCAAAGGATGTTCTTTTAAACATGCTTCTATCTTTCCTTTGTCTTTATCTTTATCTTTGGAAAGGCGATTATATTCGGTTACACGGGAATATACTTTCTTACAGTTTAAGGCTTTCATAATTTCGTATAAAGCCAAAAGTCCTACAAATAAAAAGAATAAATGCTTCATTGCTTTTCTCCTTTCAACAATTCAGGGGTGTCGTAAATATTACCTACAATCTCAAAATCAAATATAGGATTAGAAAATCTCATATCACCGAAGAACGCAGCTAAATGGTAATCCAAAAAGATAAATTCTCCATCCTCAAATTTAACCTCACCTATTTCTTCTTTTCCTAGCTCTCCCTTCAAGTCTTGTATGGAAAATTCTTGCAGCTCGTTGATTATATAAAAACAATCGCTTATACCAATATTGTCGTATAATGTAACTTTTATTATATCACCCTCATATATTTCCTTTCCTCCCTTATCTCGTAATCCCGTGAACTGCCCGATAGTATCTTCGTTTACGCACTCATTAAACAAATCCATGCCAAGTGCGTGCAGTTCGGCATATACCCATTTGCCATTGTTGGTACTTTTCCCTCTGAATTTTATTTCACGTTTCATAATCAATATCTTTTTCCGTGTTTGTTTTCTCTCAATTCATTATATCTCATCTTCTGATTGATATGCCATATAAGGTCTATGTCCAAATGTTTAGCAAGCCCGAAAATAGCCAATAGCATGCTGTTTAATTGCCCTCCTAATAGATAGCCGTACTCATACTCATATCTGATGGGAATTGTGGATATAGCGTATATACTTTCTGTAAAGGTCTCATCATTGCAACTTTCCTCTGCATCGTACAACATTTCTTCCGTAAAGTCCTCAATGTCTATCTTACGCAATCCGCACAAATCAAGCAGGCGTATAGCTGCATCGGCAAGTTCATCGGGAAGTGAATCTTTTACGTTCTTTTCAAAAGAACTCTTAAATCGCTTTTCTTCTTCCACTAATGCAGGATAGCGATTATAGTCCATTTCAAAACGTGATTTACATTTCTTTCCTAATCTTCCCTTTCTATCCGCTTCCACGGCTTCCATAAGCTCGGATATTACAAGGCAAAGACAATGTTCGTTACTCAATTCTTCATCATGGAAACCGTGGTCGCAAGCGGTTTTATGGGCGCGGTCGCGCAGTTCATTTAGATTCATCTGTTCTTTCTTTATCAGTTAATATTCCGTTTCTCTTGTCGTAATTACTCATACGGGGGCATTTCCCATCACATCTCATGTTCACATGCACATTGTTTGCTATACCCGATATGAACGACTTCTTATAGCACTGCCCACTGTACGGGCTGTAATGTTTGCAGCGTTCCCGGTATTCGTTTCTATTCATGGTTATTACATACAAATTGTTTAAAGGGATAAAAACGATGATATATACACCTCACAAATTGACTGTCAAACGCTCGTTTTGCAAATTTGCAGTTAGAGCAACATTTGTTTAAAGTGCCTATATTTAATCCTTATGTTATCCATTATTAACCCTCTTCACATTTAAAAGATAATTTTTCGAGTTTCTCAATCTGCTTACGAAGGGAAGCGACTTTCTTCTGCCTCATTTCTTCCGCCTTTTTCAAGGCTTCGGATTTATCGGTGAACGCATCCTTCCCTATATAAAAGAAATAATGATTGCCGTAAAATACATATTCATAATTTCCAACTTCATTTTTACGAATGTCTGTTTCTATCTCTTTAATGCCTTCTGTTAAGGCGTATTTAGTTATAAACACTTTTGCCATAGTTATATAAGTTTTAATGCTTCCTGTATGCCGGCTTCCAGCGCTTCCTCATAGCTTTTATAATGCACTAAAGGCCTGTCGGATAATCCCACTAAATCATGATTCGGTATTGTTAGTATATCGTATATCCAATAATCCCCATGCATATAGGATACTTCAACGTGCAGGTGCTTGGTTTCACGTAGCCACTTTTGGGCTACATATAATGTTGGACACAAAAATTCAACTAATTCGCCATTTATTTCTGTACAGCATGACATACTTTGCGGATAGTCGTATTTTCTAATAATTTCATTGCAATCTATCGTACGTTCACACTTCCAATCAAAGCCTTTTTCTTTCAATAGCTTTGCCGTTTCAAATATTATAAATTCTTCGGTCATGGTTACCTCTCCCTTTCTATCTTTACTCCATTACGATAAATACTCCCAGTGTTTTCGGACGTTTCACGAGAGAATCTAAAAGTTGCCTTACCGCGATTGACAAAACCGCCACATTCAAATAAATCAGCAAAACATATTGAGTAGTTTGTTTCTGCACATCTATTATACAAAGAGCAAGCACGGCAGGAGATATTTGAAACACTTGTTCCAATTGCCTCATGAAGCTCACCATTAATTATTATTCCGTTTTTTACTTCCATGATTATTACTCTCTTAATATTTGTAATAATTCTTGTGCGCAGGCTTGGGCGTAGTCAATGCTATCAGGCGAAATATCATTAGCCTTGAACGTTTTTATTGCAATCCAGCCGTACCACGTTTTCATTTGTACCTCGAAATAGTGACCATATAATCCATAGTTAGTTATTTTGCACTTCTTCATATCAATCTCCTTTCTCCTTTCCAATATATCCGTTTTCAATACACCAGCACAGCATCTCGTAGGCTGCATCAATAAGCTCTTTGTCTTCTTTTAAAATCAATATAGAGCGTGAATAAGGCTCCATATACATGCACGTGCCTGTTCTTGCAAGCTTTTGCAGGGTCAGCACATACGTATCAATGAAGCATGGAAGCTTGCCTAAAATATCCTGCAAGGTGTAAGTTTCATGATAATAGTCGTAATTCGTATCGGCATCCGGAGAGGTTACGACCATATTGTCTACATCTGACTCATTCCACTCGAAACACATGCTTGCATCGCTTGTGCCCAGACCAAGCTCCCGCAAGTGAATCATCTGCTCGATTGATAATACTTGTTTATTCATAACGTTTTACGGGTTTATTGGTGAATACTATATCCTTGTCGAACTTGGCGCACTGTGCATAACTTACACCACTTATAGAACAGAATGGATAATCTGACCCTTTTTTTAATCGGGCAAAATGTTTTACTCCCCATTCATCGTTATCATCGTTTCGCATCATTACCAATTCCCCGATTTCAAACTGAGGTTCGGGATTTGGTTTGTTGTAAATTCCCCAATCGGTAGCGATAATATCACAGACTGGGAGCATATCTATTGGAAAATCTTTATTGTCAACAATCAATCCATCTTTATTAAGTTTTAAAGAATGTCTATCGCATTTTAATAGTCCCCAATTTGAATCCTCACGAGCGACCTCATATCCTTGCTTCATTGTTTCAAGGGTTTCACTAAAGGTCATGTTTTTTGTTTTCATAATTAATCTCCTTTCTCTTTTAATCGTTGTAACACATCTTTATTGGCTTCGAGGATTTGGCCGAAAGAGGGGATGGGCATATATAGTTTTATTACACCATCTTTGTAAAACGGATGCGGATATTTTTCGTATACAGCAAACTTATTCCACTCCTTAAAGAAGTAAACTGTCCCAATATTCTCCCCATCAGTAACAAGGTAATACCCATCCTTTTCCGGCAATCGTTCTTCCACGCTTATCCACGGCGATTGCTTTGCCTGCCATTCTGCACCAGCTTTGAAGGCAAATCCCAAACTCACAATTCTTGTTTTATCAATATTAGGATTGCTTTTAAGCCAACTATTCCAATATTCTCTTGCCGCTTCTTCTACTGTCTGTCTCATATTTTAATTCATTCTTTAATATCTGAAATATTTTGTTGTATTACATTCATATCTATATCTTGAACAGCTTCCGCTTTTTTATTCCTTAAATAATCTATATAAGGTTCGGAATTACCTTTTATCATTTCAATAAAGGGAAGTATATCCCATGCTTTATCATTGTAAGACATATTATTCCTAATATGGTCTGACATTTCTTTTAAAACCCATTCGGCACCAGCGATAAAAGATTCATAACTCTGCTTATGCATTCCATTGTTAAATCCGCTTAACGTACCTTCATCGTCGCATGTCTCAAATTTATTTTGATGCTCTTTTGCTGCTTCTTCTACTGTCTGTTTCATATTCTTCTCGATTAAATTATTACCATGACATCACGCTTTCTGGCAAATATAGAATCCGTCATATAGTACGTGATGGCTTTCTCTTCCGCATCTCTCAACAATTCGTGTTTAAAAATCTTATAATAGGAGTTGGTATGCTCTGTATAGACCATGATTTCTCTTACCCGTTTCAAATCGTCTAAAAAGGATTGAGGGTTATGTTCCTTTATTTTCTTTATATTCATAATTGACCGTCCTTCTTTACAATTCTACCATCGTCTAACAACGTGTATAGTTTACCCTTATAGGCCAGAGCATAACACCATTGGCGGGCATACTTCAAATACTGATGCAATTTGTATCTGTGCGGGTGTTTCTGTATCTTTTTTTCTATTCTTCGTTTCATAATCAATATACTAATATTAAATTTCCACTTTTGTGTAATTACTAAAATCGCAATACAAGTATTGACACCAGCCCCCGAAGCGATATTTATCATTTAGATACCTACATTGGGAAGTCCACTTACTCTTTGCTATAACCTCATACAGCGTTCCTTTATGGATGAAAAGGTCGCCGACTTTTAAATTGGAAAGTTTAACTGTTTTCATTTCTTCAAAAATATTCCCTACACTTAAACCCCTTTCTCGGAGTGAAGTCTTTAAACTCACAAGTCCGGAATATCCATTTCTTGTCAGCCCATCCTGCCAAATCCTTTTGCCATTGCGGGATGATTTGATGTGGATTGTTTAAGTCTCTATACGGTTGTGCGTGAGGCAAGAATCTACTCCCTCTATTTCGCCAGTGATTGATACGTTCAAACGATTCTTTAAAGTCATGAAGCAAGATACAATAAAAGAAATATTCACCTTTGTAACCATATTTATCAATCAAAGATGTAGCACGCTCACATTCAGCAATCTGTCCCGGCGTATCACACCCGAATCGAATACGCTTTATCCATTTTACCTTAGCAAGCAATCTTGCAATATCGTCAGTAACCAACCGGGCATCTAGCCCTTGATTAAAATCCACACGGAGTTTCAGCTTGACAATCTTCTCTATCTGTTCCAGTCCGTAATCAGAGGCAAGAACATTGTTATCCATGAGGATGATATTCTTTCTACCGTCAATGGCTATCTCTTCAATATCCATGTATGATGCAATATTTCCTTCTTTCTTGGGAACCACGCACCACTTGCAGCGATTAGGGCATCCACGGGTAAGGAAACCGTATGCCGTCTTAGAATCTATCTGCGGATAAAGTGAATAGTCAGGCTGCATCCTGTCAATCTCTGTTGGTAATGTCTTGCTGATGTCGTATCCGGTACCGCCTTTCTCTATAATATCAGCGTTAGTTATCCATTGCCGATAATCATCGGTGAAGCTGAAAACTTTAGCCATGTATAGCTTATCATAGTGATTAAATGGGTTATACCATTCTACATTGTCCCCAATTCCCTTATGATAGTTGCTTATCTTCATCAAAGCAAGATTAGGATAATTACTGTCCACTGCCAATATTCCGATATTCATTGTTTCTTTCTCTTATTCCGTTTCCTATTATCCTCAGATATACACATCTTACACCATAATGTCTTGATGTAATATGCTTTTTGATGAATGTTCATAATTCTTCTTGTTTCATAAAACACATCCATATTGTTTTACTCTGCCTTCCGGTAGTATGACCGAAAAGTGGTTTGAACGGGATAACGGACAAAACTTCCGCGGCTTTTATTTCGCTTTCATTCCACTTGAATATCAAAGTGCCATTTGGTTTTAGGACACGCATACACTCCTTGAATCCGTCACGAATGAGCGGTTTCCACTCGCCGGGCAACTTTCCGTACTTCTTCGCCATCCAAGATGTTTCACCAAGTGTTTTCAGGTGCGGAGGGTCAAATACTACCATATAGAATGAATTATCCTCAAATGGTAAATTGGTAAAATCGGCTATTACGTCTGGCTTAATCTCTATGGTTCTTATCTTATCTCTATCCTTGGCCGTGACAGTTTCTGAACGTTTATCTACGAACAGAGTAAGGGGATTTTGCTTGTCGAACCAAAACATCCGACTACCACAACAGGCATCTAATATGAGTTTTTCAGTTTCCATTGTCGTACTTTCAAAACCACTCCTCATCCTTTCCAACCTCTACCGAAAGCCAGTCCATGAGGAGAGCTATAAGGTTATAAATAGGTTTCATCTCACTAAACTTTTATCGCGTTGGCAATATTATCCGCATCCGACAGCTTTCTTACCAGCACATCAAACGCCGCCGTGCACCGCTCTGTGTTCATATTGACCGTTTTCCCGATTTTCAAACTGTCGGAAGCAAGGTTCATCATCCTTGCCACATTGGAAAGCTTCAGGTATTCCAACGTAAACCCGTTGAACCGTGCATCTTTCTTCCGAAGTTCTTTAATCCTTTCGTCGAACTGAATACAGGAGTAATCGCACAATGTCCTTGCAAGTTCGAACCTTGCAATCTCTGCGGAATGAGATATGCCGTTATCGTCAAGAACCTGCTTGAACTGCCAGTACAACATATCCACGTGCTTGTTCACTTCTTCCGTGTACTTGTCGTTGCAGTCGGCGAAGAACTCGCTCCGGTCTGAACCGATAACGTTGTTTACAGTACGCTCATATTCCTTTCTTGCCTTGTCGGCATCATTCAAATACCGTTTGAATGCCTGTCTGTAATAAGGCGTTCTCTTCATCGCATGCAGGCTCTCGATAACCTGCCCGCAACAGATGTCGTTCGTGAAGAGAATGTTGTAAGTGCAGAGTACCACAAGGCTCTCATACTTGCTGATTATCTTGGTTGCTGCATCGGTAGTCATTGTCTTGCGTGTTCTGCCTTGTTCATATTCTTGTTTCTGCTCTCTGTTGCAAGTTCATTAATCATGCGCTGCTGCTACAATTGTTCGATTTTCTTTTCAAGTTCTATATCCATAATCATTTTTTCTTAAAATTCTCACATATCCTTCCGTACCTGTCACATGCGCATACCCTATGACCTTTAGCCCTACAGAGGCATGAGTTTCCGATAAAGTCTTTGGCGTATGAGCACTGGCGGCAGTGGACGGGGGAGAGGGGTTCTTTTTTCTTTGCCATCTATCTTCGGCTTTTACCTTCAATTTTAACCACATTGAACATCTCTTTAACCCGGTCGGCAATATAATCCCCATACCGCCCGGAAAACTCCGTGTTCGGGTCAAGATTGGTAGTCATGTGGGTGTAGAAACAATATCTCTGCTCATAGCGCAGTTGCAAAACGGTCTGAATGGCATTGATGCCTGTACCGAAGTGCTTGGCATCCATTGGCTCCCTACCTACTTCGTCAATGGCAAGATTGTGCATACATGACCTGTCTGTGTATTGGTTTAACCCGGCAATTCCCTTCTCGGCAAACTGTAAGGCAATCTCGGCAGCGCTGGTAAATTGAAAGGTCAATCCGGCATCCGCACCACCAATACAATAGCGGGCAATTTTCGCCGCATAATTCTGTAACCCTTTCAGTAAAGTGGATTTGCCTACCCCGATAGAACCGTGCAATAACAGTCCCTTATCTAAATCAAGTATTCCAGGCATTCCCCATATCCATTGATAAAGAGCTTTCAACAATTGGCGGTTGCTGTCATCAATTGTAAAGGTCGGTGAAATGAATTTCATAGAAATTACAAGTTGGTTGCGCCAGTACATATCAGCTTGTTCCTTGCTCCATTGTTTCTGATTAGCTTTGTTTGCCGAAGACGATTGATTTGATACCGGCGGAGCTTTTGTCTGGTTCAGTATCAGGTTTCCGATTGTTTCCATTTTTAGCTTGTGCTACGATTTCATTAAATTTAGAATTGATGTTGGTTACGCTGAAATTATCAAATATCCACCCTTCTCTGACGGAAGAAAGCAGGTAGCGCAAGGCGTACAACACATTTTCATCCGATGTGTCCAATTGCTTTTGCTCACGCTGGAATTTCAGCTTTTTCAAGAGCCCGGACATCGCCCCGGCATCCTTGGCTGTCCAGTAGTAGTCAGCCCCGAAGTTTTCCCTAAAATGCTGTTCAAATAGCAAACGGGCTTTTGAATTAATCTCTTTAGGCTCACTTTTACTTTTCTTGCCTCCCCCCTTGGGGGGTGTGGGGGGTATATTATCTTCTTTTTTACTTTCTTCTAATCTATTCTCTTCTTGCGATAGATAGGCGATTGGGGGGTGATTGGGTGGCGATTGGGTGGCGATTAAATTATTATCGGGTGGCGATACATGTTGACTACTTTTCCACCGTCTTTCGTTACCTCGTTTACCTGCATCAGATAATTTGGCTCTTTTATCATCCAATGGCTTCATGCGCATATTTAAAGATTTGGAGTAGAAACACTCACCGTCATCGGTGAAGGCAAATAACCCAAAGTCATTTATTATGCTTTTTATTAGTGCCGCATCTGAACGTAAATCAAAAGCAAGAACGTTGTAATCCACTTTCAGTGTGTAGTCTTTACTATCTCTCAATTTCTCTATCAAAGCCCAATATAGCCCATAACCTTCCCATTTGTGTTTTATGCGCAAAGCTATAATCTTATCATCGCTTCTTGCATCGCTGTCATGCGGAAAGTAGTTTTTCATTGTTTTGCTTTTATTTAAAGTCTTACATTAGTCAGTTGTCTTCCGTTAGAAAATACAGCCCATTTGCCATTACCGCTGTCGTGCAATCGTAAATCGGACACTTCTCCGAATCGTTTAATATTTCCACAGAGGTCAACAATCCAGCCATATTCCTTTGAAGGGTGTGGACGGATAGCCCGACCAACTATCTGATACCACATCGCTAAAGACATCGTAGGACGTGCCATAACGACCGTATCAAGCTCTGGATAGTCAAAGCCGGTTGTGAGTACACCTACATTGGCAACGACCGGGATTTCCCCTGCCTTGAACGCTTCGAGTATTCTTTCGCGCTCGCCTTTGGGAGTATCGCCCGAAACGATGGCGCAACCGGGAATTGAATAGGTCAGCCGCTCGGCTTCTTTCAAGAACCGGGTAAAGACCAATATTCCTTTCCGTTTACCTCCGGCTTTGGGATTCATCAGCCTTTGGACGATATGAACCAAATAGCCGTAGAAGTCTATCCGTTCATATTCCTTTTGGACTGACTTGTCTGTATAGTCGGAACCAGTGGTATTTACTTTCAAGTTGAGTTCGTTCCATCCTGAAGGATTCATCGGGTAATAGTTCAGCTTCGCCAAATATCCCATATCCAACAGAGTAGATACCTGCACATGGTAGATGACCTCTGAAAAGACATGGGGCTTTGTACGGGTGATAAATTTCAGCATAGAACCAAAGTCACGGCTGGAACTTAAACGATACGGTGTAGCTGTCAGTCCAAGAACCTTACACTTCACCGCATCAAAAAAATCTTTGTACATACCCTCTTTAGGGTTAACAAGGTGACAATTACCCGAAATGAAAGTGTATCCTTTGTGTCTAACAACAATAGCTCCAGATGGAACCTCTACACAATATACATACCCCTTGTAATAATCGGGTTGTTTCTTCATTTGTTGAGTATCTTTCAACTGTGTATTTGTACGGATGAATAGCCGATATACAGTATTGTGATTTTTGCTTCGATTATCATTTTGCTGTGAAACATAGCAGCTATTACCGGAAATTGTTGCAACAGCGTTATAAAAGTCCACCTGCTTCTTGTCTGTAGATGAATAGTAGTACAACCCTTTATCATTTACTATGGAGCCATCCCATAAAACACATTCTTCGACAATCTGCATAGCTTTTTTAGAAGACATAGGGAATTGAATATGATTTGATATGTCTTTGGTTGTTCCTTTAGGCATTTTCACCATAAATCGCCTACCATGATTACATTTAACTTCGCTAAGTGGTATATCTACAGAATTGCAAAGATGTATTAACCGACTGATTTTTCTATCCTTTTTCAGCGTAAAGGATATTGTAACATAATCATCATAATATTTATGAATACTTCCATCTGCCTGTACTGCAATATATAGCCGTTCCAAATCAGACAAATCATTTGAACCTATATCAGACATGCCGGATACAGGAATTTTCCTTTTATTACCGAAATAAGCTTTAGCTATCTCTTCTTTAAAGAAGCCTATTCCTTCTTTCCAAAAAACTTGCATGTGACCGTTTGTCATTGGTACATCAATATCGTTTTTAATATGAAAAGATGTTATTTCGCCATCATGGAATCGTCTTATATGTTTTTTTGGAAACACAAAAGAAATAACACCATCGTTAAACTCGGCAACTTTTAAATCCGACTTTAACTCATCAAATCTTACAAATCCTTTCTCTGTGAGAATTTCAGTTTCACCTGTAAAACATTCGTCCACGATGATGTTCTTGAAGTGGGTGAACAGTTCGGGATGATTCTTCACACTGCCGATGGTGGCGAATGTTATCCGGCTTATTTCTTTTGAGTTAAAGGATGCAGAATAGATGCTGCAATCAAGAATACCGTATGAACAGAGTTTCTTGAAATTCTGTTCGAGTATTTCCTTCGAGGGCTGGAACACTAAAGTGTGTCCGTCAAGCCTTGCGGCTATATCAGCTATGATAAGCGACTTTCCGCTGCCCGTAGGCAAAACCATGATAGCGTTTGTTTTCTTTGCCTTGTTATTGAAGAAGGAAACGGCAGCATCAGAGGCTTTCTGTTGGTAATCTCGTAATACATAACTCATAGCCCCTTCTCCTTTCGTAATTTCTTATTAAGTGCCTTGTAATACTTGATTAGCTGTTCATACTCAAAATCAGACATCTTGGTATTTGATGCAGCTTTCACTTTCAGCAAGTCAAATTTCTGTTGTCCTATCTTAGCTATCAGATTCGCCCGATAGCCCTCCAAATGGTCGGCTTTGAAACGGTTACACGAGCGACATTCGGCATGGCAATTATCTTCATCGAATCGTGTCGCCAAATGTGTGCGGCTGAAATAGTGACCATTGTCCGCTTGCGCAAACGGCTTTATCTGTCCGCATGAGATACAGCGGAAATATCCATTTGGCATACAATCACGAAGCCGGATGAAAAGAGAAAACTCCTTGTCGAGTTTGGCTTTCAAATCCGGCTTCTTCTTCACTGTCACCCCTGCTTTGTCAAACAGGGGCAAAGGCTTTTCTTTTTTCTTAGCCTTTCGTTTTATGTAATATGGCATAGTTTATAATTTTAGTTTGTGGAAAAGCCCGGACTCGAACCGGGACGAACTTTCTGATTTGAGTAACCCTTCCGGCTGGGTAAAGTTCCAGTACTCTTCGTGCGTCTGCCATTCCGCCACTTCTCCATGTTTGCCAACTCTATCTTCACAGACCGAGCAGGCAGGCTAACAAAGTTATACTTCAATGATTACGATATCCGGCGCCATCTGTCTGATAGCATCCAGTTGCTCATCAATCACCTTGTTCTTGTATTCTTCAATGGCTTCATTTGCTCCAGCAGACACAAGGGAAAGAGAAACGTCCCGACCGTCCACATCCGCGTAAATCTCAACCTCGATTTCTTCACAGGCAAATCCTTTGAAAAGAGGTATGTTTAACTTGAAGGATTTCGGCAAGTTAGAATCAACTACTTGTGAGTAGTTATCCACCTTGCTTCCGTTTTCCTCCTTGCTGCGCTCGATGTCTTGGTTCACCTTTACCTTGAAGTTCTTCAGTGTAGAAACAAGGGTCATATTCTCTGATTTGTCCTTGAAGAAAGCACGGTGCATCTTGAAGAACTGTGATAGCTTGATAGGCTCCCATTTCTTATCGGTGTTGATACCAAACTCTTCCATTTCTTTAGATGGCTGCAATACTCCAGTAATACCATTGTTATAATAGTCTGTTTCTTTATCCACTAAAGAGATTTTCATATCATCACGGTTTACTGTAATGTTCGCTTGCTTTTGGTCGATAAGTTCTACACGCTTTTCAAGCCACCGCAAGGGGCTGTCAATCGTTCCCTTGATGTCAACGGGACACGGTTCTTTCGGGTCGAGTGCTACGGGGGCTTTTCCCTCTCTCAATACTACTTCAATCGGTGCGCCGTTATAGTCTTTCGGCACAACCACATTCAATCTGTTCTCAGTCATTTGTTCCTGTTTTACGATTAATATTAAAGATTGTTTTTTGCATTTCTTGCGGCATGATGGGACGTGAGTAAACCAGCTCACCCAGTTTGTTGTAATACCCTGCCATCCTTTCCTCATGGTCGAGAATCTTAACACATTCTTCGTTTTCCCTGTACTCTGAACCCTTTTTGATGTTATCCAAAAGTTCTTTCTTCTGTTCGTTCAAAGGTTTCAAGTCAGCCTTAAACGATTCCATCACTTCTTTCTTCTCAATCTCAATGTCGTTGATTTTGATTGAGGTTTCAGCAAGTGATTCTCTCTTTTGCGCTAACTCTTCGGGAGTGAAACGGTGTGTGTACCCGATTTTCTCTACCGAATCGGCATTGTCTTGTAAGAACTGCCATCTATCCTTTTCGGGGATGTCTTGACCTAAAAATTTATCCATATAGTAGTTATTTATAAGTTACTTCACCATATTTTTCTATTACTTTTCTTGCCGTCCCTCCAGCATTGTACACTGGAATATAACTTCTTTCCTCCATCTTTTTGGCTTGGTTAGTTCCCGGCTTTACAAGAAAGCCAAACTTATTGTACTCTGCGTTAGTGCCACTCTTTTGAGGGTTGAAAAATCTTGCTACATCATTAGGGACTTTTCTCTTTTTCATAAAACTCTATTTTAAATAAATTCTTTGTTACGTTCAATTTCTTGCTGAGCGTAAATCAGCATTTGATGTTCATTTGCAGCCGGCAGATAAATGCCTGCCTGCGCTGCACTCCAGTTTCGGAAGCGGTCAATCGAAAGGGTCATTTCACCCGTTGTCAGTTCGGCTGAACTACGCAAATAGGTTACTTCTATGCCTTTCCTATTGACTGTTTTGCGTTCAAACAAATCACGGTTGCAAGTCCTCTTATAGAAGTCGATTTTAGCTTCATCGAGACTACAACCGTATTCACTACCAAAATACCCTAAAAGAAGATGTAAATAAGAGTTCTGTGCAAGTGTACGGTTGGGTAGCTTCTTCTTCACCTCTACCACCGCACGCTCCTTGAACAGCTTGTTTACATACTCTTTAAACTTGGGTATTTGGTATTCATTCTTCAAGTCGAAAATCATGGTAACTTGCCATATATTAACATTAACCAAGCGACTATCATATAGATGGAAGATATAATGTATCTATCTTCTCTTTTTGCCTTGAAGTTTATTAATAATGATATTACCATTACTAATAGAGCACATATATTTATCATCATACGCTAAAAAGGCAAATCGTCCTTTGCATTACCATTTGCGTCAACTGGTGGCGGGAAGTTCTGCGGCTGTTGCTGATAGGCTGGCTGCGATACAGGTTGTTGAATTGGTTGCTGTACTGGTGCAGTTTGTGGAGATTGCGATACACCGCCGCGCGCTTCTATTTTATAGCACCAAATGGATGCCATGCGTTTAAGCTCTCCATCCATATTCGTCCAAGAACGCCCTTTTAAAGCGAATGATACAATAACAACATCACCATTGTTAAAACGGTCAAGTTCTGCGCATTTATCACCAGTAAACTCTAAAGGAATAATATTTTCATACTCGCTACGTTCACCCGTATAAGGGTCATAGGGCGTAGCGTCTAAAATAAATTCCCGTTTGGTAAATGGAGAACCACCATTTTTCGATGGAATCTGAACGGTCTGCCCGATTTCGATTATTCTTCCAGTTATCTGATTTGCCATTAATTCTCTCCTCCAAAAATCTTTTTATCGGTAATAAGTTCTCTGTTTTCTTCCAAGAAGCGGATAAACTCTTCACAATGCTCCGTAAGAATAGGAATATCACGTTCAGGATTGAAAACGTATGTTTCTGTATAGGTATCTATCACATAACCGCCTTTGTTGAACTCTACAATGTTGTACTCAAATGCCCGCACATCCGAACCGTTCTTCATCAAAGCGTAAGGATAAACCAAATGTTGGTGATGGTCTTTGAACTTCCCTACAGTATAGCTTCCGGTTGTTTTGATGTCGTGGACGCTGACCGGCATCAGCTCGTCAATTACCCCATAAACCAAAACATTGCCGTATGCGGTTGGAAGAATCGCTTCTACTCTTTGTTGGGTTAATGCTCCTTTGAAGTAACCGGCGAACTCTCGGCAAAGTGAGATTGGGAAAGTAAAAACACGATTATTATAGGTAGCTTTCAAACCTATAACCTCATTGGTCTGAACCTCATCGTAATACAAAGGTCTACCTGTTTCGTCACAAGCTCCTTCGCGTATTACCTTATATACCTTTTCAACCTGCACAGTTTCGGATTTCCGATTTTCAACCATACAGTCAATAACCTCATTAAAGGCTGTTCCCTTGTCTGCCGCTTCGCTGTCGAATGGCTTGCGATTGATACGGTCTATCAGTTCTTGAAACTGATTCTGCCGAAACTCTTCTTCCGTACATGGTGGATTCTCACTCCACCCATAATAACACTCATATATGGCATCGCTATTAAGGTAATTGAAGTAAGAATCAAGAATCGTAGGATAAATCCTATAAGATATTTTATTCATTGCTTAAATCTCCATTTATATCCTTTATACGTTTTCATTTTCCCTCTGCAACACTTTGATATAAGGGTTGAGAAAAAACCTAATTCCAATTGAACTGCCCAAGCTGATTCCCATTCTCGAACAATATTTCCACGCATATCGAATTGAATTATAGGCTTCCTATTATTCTTTCCATGCTCTCTTGCATGAACTATGTTATCTTTTATAGGAAGCCATTCAAGATTAGAAACCTTATTGTTAGTTTTGTCTAAATCCTTATGATTTACCGTTTCATAACCGTTTGGATTAGGAATAAACGCTTTGGCAACTTCTCTATGAATAGACACCGTTTTTCTTTTGTTTTTATGAGACAATACCAATCGTAAATATCCATTAGATGTAGGATGAGGAATTCTTAATGTATGGTGCAATGGATTTAATACATGCTTTAGACGTCCATAATTACTTATGAAATATATCCCCTTAAAGTCCTCTATATCTTTCCATTCTTCACCCTCATAGTCTTCAATACTGTTTTGGGAATTTCTCATAATAGAAAGGCACTCTCTACAATATTCCCGTAAACCATCTGGCGAGTTCTTATCTTTATGAAATTCGCCAAATGGTTTTTCCTTACCACATCGGATACATTTCTTGCATTTAGGCTGCTGCATCTGAATAAGTTTTAGTTTTCTTGTCAAATACCAGTCCCAAAGCCTTTACCTTTGCAGCAAACAGGCTTCTCGCCATCATCAAAGAACTACCTACATGTTCAAACTCATTAATATGGGCAGAAAACTCATTGGCAGAATTTGCATCGGTAATAAACTCGATGCCCTCTTTAATTTCCTCTATCACCTTGTTGTATTTGTCAATCTCGACTTTTTTTACTTGTAGCATTGCAAGATAAGGATTAATCACTTGTGTGGTGATAAAATCATTCTTTGCAGTCGGATTACCGTTGGCATCCAAATTTGTGGGAACTTCCATCACACTTGGCAGGTTACAGGTGTTCTTCCCGTCATTTCTGTTGGTCGGGTCAAAAGTGATTGTACACTTAACTCTACCATTCTCGTTCTTGGCTTCCATGTAGCCCAATAAGTCAAGTTCGGTAACAATAGAGTTGTAGGACTTCTCACGCAAAGCCGGAATGAATACCGTATCATCTCCCTCTTTCCTTGTGTCACGATGAGCAACGAAGATGATGTTCTTATTCAAAAGCGACAAATTGCGTACAAATCCGGAGAACTCTTGGTTGATGCCACCCCAATCTCTTATCTGTGGTTGCCTTGTGCCGCATTTGTAAGAAATGATATAATCCATCATCTTGCCGATGGTGTCTATTACTATTGTCTGATAACGGGACAAATCTTCTTGCAGAACCTGCTGGACGTCCGTCCACGATGTTATCTGTACAATATCAACTCCATCCAAGTGGGACATGTTCACACGCTTCACACCGTTATCAAAGTCCAGTAATAAAGGCTTAGGAGCACTCAAAGCGGTAGTTGTCTTTCTCATACCTGCTTGGCCGTACACCATCATTTTGATGGTAGTCGGTATTACTAATTCGTTTGCTTTTTTAATAAGTGACATAATTTTATAATTTTAAATTTAGCAATATCTTGATAATCCCTGACTGACGCAAAGCATCATCCTTTCATCTTCGAGTTCATCAGGCGTGTAGTCATATTGACTGCATTCGAGTTCCGTGCGCAACTCCTCGATGTCTTCCTCTATGAGCTGTATGATTTCTTCTTTTGAAGAATACCCATACTTGGGAAGATAGTCCAAATCGCAGGCTTTTACCTCGTTCAGCTCTTTGTACAGTTCTTCCAGTTCATCTTTCATTGTCTTATGTTTTTAAACCGCCCGCACAAGGTTAAAGGGAAACGGTGCGCACTTCGCTTCTCTCACGGCTTTTAGTACGGTAATAGCACTGACCTTTTCTGCGGCTGGAATAGGTCAAACCTCTATGATTTCAAAATTTCCTTTTTTGATATATATCTTATGGCTATGGTAATCTTTGACTATTGCATAACCGGATTGAGGTCGGACATTACCTGTACAATCCTCTACGTAGGAATTGCCGTAGGCTTTCACCGTTGCACTGCCGCAGGCTTTCACCGTTGCACTGCCGCAGGCTTCCACCGTTGCACTGTCGTAGGCTTTCACCGTTGCACTGTCGTAGGCTTTCACCGTTGCACTG